TGCTCAAGCGCCGCCTGCTCCCGCTTTTGGAGGCCGGACAGGCGATGCGGGACTGGGAACCAAATGTTTATGAGAATTGGGAGCGGATGCAAAAGGCATGGGACGCCGCGCTGGAGAAAGCGAAGGGCGGGAAATGAGGAATTGGCCATTGATTGTTTTCCTTGTTTTAATAGGAGGAGTGATTCTAGTTGCTACGTTAACTTTGGCGATCTACGCCTATCGCATGAGTTACGAGAAGTATTGCATCCGTACCGGAAAGCCGTTTAGAAGCTGGTTGGGTAAGGGCAAATAGACTTCAGTCCCTCCAGACTCAAGAGGTGTGTGGTGAATAATAGAAGAAACATTTTTCGTAGATTCTTACTGGGTGGGTTAGCAGCTTTGCTCGGCGGACAGAAGGTACTGTCAGCACCGACCAGATTAAACGTTCAGCTGGTTCCGCCGCCACAAGAATTGTGTCCGTTGGGGGATTTGCAGGTGCCGTATCTCGTCACGACGTTCGGGGCTGTTACCTTCAATCTTACGACTGGGCAATCTGGTACGACGGTCTATGATGGTAGGATTTGCAGTAAGTGCGGTGTGATGTATGGGGTAAACTTCAGACAGTTGTGGGGATAAAATGGTGAAGGTACTTGTGTTGGCTTCTTTGATTCCTTTGTCGATCATGTTTTGGATCATCGTCGATCTTGTTCGCGGAATGCACAGAATGAGAAGAGAAGTAGAAAACGGTCATGCCCGCGAACGTATCAATAAATAGAATCTACTATGATCGACTTCTTCTCCCAGCTCAGATTGCATGGAATGGATGTTCGTCAACATACGTCTGATCCTGATGAGTATAAGATCAATTGTCCGTTCTGTCTAGAGCGTGGCAGAGGCAGGGATTTTGGTTATCGTCTTGGATTTAACATCAAGTCTGGGTTGGGTCATTGTTTTCGTTGTAACTGGTCTTCTCGAAAGGCGTTGGTGGAGATCCTCCGTGCGACGGGATCGGTGGGTTCCTATATTGATGAGGTACGGGCAACGGACTTTACCGGGGAAACTAGAGAACGTCCGAAACCGGTAAAGTTTCCAACAGATTGGACTTTGCTTAAGAATGTGGATGATGACGATCCGTTGTGGGGTCCTCCTAGAAGATACATTATGCGACGGGGGGTAACACAGAAGCAACTCCGCATTCATGAAGTCGGGGCGACTAGGGACGACGATTACTATCGGTGTAGGGTTGTTTTTCCTGTTAGACAAGGAAAAATGCTCTGCGGTTTTGTCGGGAGGGATTGGACGGGAGAGAATCAGATGAAGTATAAAAACTCCCGTGGTGTGAAGGTGGTTTACAATCTGAGGAAGGATTATCCTGAGGGAACGAAAAGGGTTATCCTCTTTGAAGGGGTTCTCAAAGCACTAGCAGGTGAACGGGCATTGGCGTACACAGTTTGTTGTGCGGCTTCGCTCGGCAATGCTGTGACACCGGGTCAGACTCTGGAACTAAAAGAGTTCGATGAGGTGGTCCTGTTTCCTGACCCGGATCTGCCCGGAATTATCGGATTTATGGATTGTGCCGAGAACATGGAACATCTGGTCAAGAGGGTTTCTATGGTTTGGCCTTGGCCGAAGAAACAAGCCGACGAAATGTCTCAGAATGAAATCCTTGAAGTGATTGAGAACAGACGTTGGGTAAGTCCGGTATTGAGATTGAAGATCAGATCAGAGATGCGGTTTAGATGATACCGTCATCGGAATTGAATGAGAGGATCGGCTAATGACTGACTATCTACACGGCGACACGGTTCTTGACAGAACACTTCGTATGTGGCTGGAACAAAGCGGGGAGCACTTTCTCAATACACTTGCTGTTCCGTTGGAATTAAAGCCACAGAAAGGCATCTTCGGAAAGAAGATATTTAACATGGATCAGGTCGAAAGTCGTGAAGAGCGCGTAATTAGAGTGCTGTTGGAAGAATCGGACAAGCTTAGGGAAGGGCTGCTTGAGAAGCTAAAGCCCGGAGAGCTGATTTGTAATCACCTGAGGCCACACGTTATCCCTGTTTTCGAAGGAACGGAACTGGATTTTCGGATGTGGATGGACAAGATGGGATGGTTCCGGCTCAGCGGTTACTGCCCGGTCTATTACCCGATGTGGCTTAGGCATTCTTATCGTGTTGTGACCGGAAATAAACTTCTGGTGTTGGAGGAGGAACCGGCGGCTTTCAACGAAGGCGGTAAGTGGGTTCCGGAAAGTAGTAGGTGAGGGGGATTCGGATGAACATAGTACTCGTTGACGGTAAGTGGGTTGCCTACAGAATGCACTTCTCCCATCTGTCCTTGAAGACTTCTGATGGGAAACCGACCGGAATGTTGTACGGGTTTATGCATGAGCTCATACGAATCAACAAGAAATGGCCTACTGCTGTTTCTGTGATCTGTTGGGATGGAGAAGGCCCAACATGGAGGCACAAGCTTTATCCCCCTTACAAACAGAACAGGCAGCCGAATCCTGAAATGCCGCGGATGAAACAGGGAGCTGGTGTATTGATTCCTTTACTTCAGATGCTCGGGTTCCGGGTTTTGAAAAGGGACGGTATTGAAGCGGATGATATGATCGGAATGGCGGCGACCAGACTTGCTTGTGATGGCAATGAAATCAGAATTCATTCCGCGGATCAGGATATGTACCAGCTGGTCCGTGGAAGTTCTGTAACGGTATGGCCCAAGCTGGACGAAAAACCTCTGACGGAAAAGGATGTGAAGAAAGTATTTGGTGTTGAACCGATCTTCATTTCTGAGATACGGGCATTGGCCGGGGATTCATCGGACAATCTTAAAGGGCTAATGGGTGTGGGTCCAAAGACGGCGTTGAAGTTGTGGAAGAGCGGAATGAAACCAGAATCTCCAATCGGATGGGGTGACCGTGCCGGAGAGCAGCCGAGGGTTGAAAAGGAATATCAGTTGTCGAAGATCATCCGAGACACGAACAGTCGTGTGTGGTCCGTTGAGCAGCGTGAGTATCTGACAGAGATTATGGAGCGAATCGCTCAGAGGCCCGGAAGAGATTGGAAACATGCAGAGAAGAACAGAGAGGAGGTGTACAGGTTACTGGCGCGGTATGAGTTGTCGACACTCATTGCCGATCGTCATACACTTTTCAGTTTGCCCTGATTGCATTTTAGGGCATGTTTAACATAAAATTAATGTAGGCAGTCACTCGTACTACAATCCGAAAGAAACGGAGACAGTCCCCAGCATGACACCCAGAATCCGCAGGCTTGCTTTGTATGAGCAGTACAAGGATATGGCACGGAAAATCGCATGGCAGTATTGGCGTACACTTCCGGCTTCAACAAAGATGTGGGTTGACCCGGAAGACATGATCGCTGAGGCAGTATTGCATGTTATGAGCTTCGTTGGAAGGAATCACAATGCCAAACGAGGTTCTGTCAGTACGTTTTTGTATTGTACCGTAAACAGTCACATGTTAAACTTCACTCTGGCACAACAGAATAAAAAACGGTTTGGATGGCGCAAGGATCTGGAAGATGTTGGACACCTTCATGTCGATGAGAAGTTGTTTGATCTCATCGAAGCACGGGAAGCGTTAGAAGTGGTATTCAAGAAGGCTTCTCCTGATCTTAAGGATGAAATACGCAGATGGTTTGGTCCTGATAGACGGGCACCTCGTTGGGGTGTGAATGGTCGTGCCCTCACTTCCGAATTCTACCGGCTTGCAAGAATCCATCGATTGACTCCGAGTGATTGTCGCCTCTTGCTCAGGAGTGGGGTATGGGTCTGATCGAGAAGAAGGAACTTCTCTGGTGTCTTCTCTGCAACGACAAGTTTACAATCGAAGACATTGAAAAATGTTTGTATGTTGCAGAAACAGGAATTTGTACAGCTTGCTATCAAAGGATGGCACGAAATGCGAAAATCTGCTTTGGAAAGGAAACGACGGATGAGCGCTACGGCTACGATGAGGAAACGCTCGAGTGCAAAGAGTTCTGCCCGGATAGAAAGGCTTGTAGGGAATTCGTTCAGAGGCGGAAGCGTAAGGTGGCACGCGGCGAGGTTTCTGGCACAGGAGATTGAGGGAAGGACACTCTCCGAGTTCAGGACCTTTGTTGAGAAAAGGCTGGGAGCTAGTGCTGAGGATCTGCTACGCTTCTTCCGTAAGCGCGGGTACATCAGCGAGGAGTATCGCAGAATTCACTGGATGGGATGTAGTCGTTAATGAAAAAAGAACCTAAGCTGAAACTTGCGAATGGCAAGGTACCGAAGTTGGTTCTACAGTCTTCGGAGAAGCCGATCGTATATCTTTCTCACTCTATCGTGCATACAAGGGAGTTGGAAAAAGAGTTTCTGGATTGCACGGGCGTTCGCTACAGATGCTGTTCGTTTGTGTATTTGCATCCCGAGATGATCTATTGGACTCCGCGTGCGTGGGAGGGTTATCAGCTAAACGTCGAGCGCGGGAATCACATCATGATGGACAGCGGAGCGTTCTCGTTTCAGATGTTCCTGTTCAAGCATCAGGAAATTCCGAATGTGGATGCTTTAAGGGAAAAGACAATCTCAGCTTACATGGAGTTCTGCCGGAAGAGAGCGAAGGAGTGGGACTTTTATGTAACGTTTGACTACATTCGCGATGTGGAGCTTGTATGGAAGATAACAAAAAGATTGGAGAAGGAGGGATTGAAGCCGACTCCGGTGTATCATGGGGATCAGTCTTTGGATTGGATGAAAAGGTACCTGGATGCTGGATACAAACGAATCGGCATCTCGCCCCTGCTGGGAGTTCGTTCCAGCCACAAGAACTTAAGATTTTACTTGGACAACTTGTTCAAGCTTGTGGGCCAGTACAAAGACGTGAAGTTGCATGGTTTCGCTATGACCAGCCTTTCAACGATGTTCGCATATCCGTGGTGGAGTGTGGACTCGTCGAGTTGGTCACGTACAAGCTCTTATGGATGTATCTACACGGTGGACGAGGGTAAGAACACAATGGGGACTTGTCATGTGTCTATGGAATCGGCAACGAACCCGAATTCTTTTTCGACATTGGCAAAAGGGGCACAAGTGGCAATTCAGGAACAGGTTGAGCGTCGAGGTTTCGACTTTGATCTGCTGAGAAAATCTGTGACTTACCGTCATGTGTACAATGGTTGGCTCTTTTCTCACTTGCATCAGTTCAAAAAACAGATACAAGATACTCATGTTCGGTATCAGTCTTTGCTTTAAGTTTGATTCTGCGGTTAAGGGACGGAACAGGAGACATGTGAGATGAAAAAGCACGATGTGACAGACGAAGTGAGAAAGAACTCGAAGTTCGAATTTGAGCACGATGTGAAGAGGTCAGTTGCTGACATTCTCAATTCACTTCAGAGGTGGACCGGAAAAATCCTTCGCCACGGGCCGAACTTCGAAGAGACTCCTGAACGGGTGTCGCGAGCCTATTCGGAAATCTTTGATGGGCTCTTCGACAATGGTGACCAAGTAAACAAAATTCTCTCGAAGACCTTTCCTGCCAAGTCTGACGAAATGATTACCGTCGGCCCGGTTGAAGTGTGGTCGATGTGTCCTCATCATCTGTTGCCTGTGCAGTTGTGGGTGTGGATTTCTTATATCCCCAAGAAGAAGGTTCTGGGGCTTTCGAAGTTGGCCCGAATCGCTGAGTTGATTGCCAAGAAGCCGGCACTGCAGGAAGACACGACTCAGGAAATCGCAGCAACCATTCAGAAAGGATTGGCGCCTGTCGGTGTTGCGGTGCTCATCAAGGGTCGGCACCTCTGCATGGAAATGCGTGGTGTGAAGAAGAAGGCGGTAACCACGACGACGGCTATCGAAGGGGTGTTTCGGACCAAGCCGGAAGCTAAGTCGGAGTTTCTCGCTGCTGTGAGAGGTGACCGATGAAAAAAGAACGTGGAAATGAATATGGCTACTTGCCTTCATTGTGATGAGGAATTCGAATCGGAGGAATGTCCATTCGGCGACAGTGTGATGTGTCCTCACTGTGGGACGTGGATGGATACGGACTGGGACGAGGATTTTGATAACCTCTATTGGTGGGTGACACAAATTTCCAAGGAGCAGAAATGAATTGGGCGGAGATCAAGAAAGAAGATTTAATCAAAGCGGTTTCTGTTTTGAGCCTTGTTCCCCAAAGAGCTGGAGTTCCGTCATCGGATTTTGCCAAGGTGACACCGAAGAAGAAACTCATCGAGATGTCCTTGTCCTCTACAGTAACAGCTGTGGTACGGGCTGGGTATTTGAACGGTTCGCTGAATGCTGCGACGGATTTCTTCATCGACAATGGGATGCTTTCGGCATTCGTGGTCGGCGGGAAGAACTGGAAGGGTAACTTCAAGGTGGGAGTCGATGAGTCGAAGTTCTACATTCGTCAGGGTAGTCGCCATGCCGAACTTTCTATGCGACAGGAACCTCTTGGTGGTTATGGGTCGTGGGCGAACAGAGATGGGTTGAAGGAAATCAAGCTCAATGATGAATTGAGAAAGCTGCTGTTGGCTTCCAACGCTTGTTCGACGGGGGATCCTTCTCTTCCTCATTTGAACTGTGTGTATGTTGGTGGTCGTTTGGTTTTGTCGACGAACCTGATTTCGTTGTTCGTCGGAATAAGGACAAAAGAGGATGCGCTTAAGATACCCTTTCCTGTTGGCATCATTCCTTTGCTGGGGGATCAGTTGGTGGATTCCGTGGGCGTTGATGGGGACCGTGTTATTCTTGATTGTGGATGTGGCTACGTCGAAGGGACTGTCTCGGCCGTCGCTAAGAAAAACTTTCCGAAGGGTGGATTGATCGAGAATGTAAAAAAGGCTCGGACGTGGCCTGTGTTGGCAAAGATTCCAGCCGAGCGGTTGTCGAAAATGATGCAGCGTCTTGTAAACTATCTTGTCTCTGTAAAAAGGGAAGATTGGCTGGTGTCGTTGGAGATGACCAACGGAAAGGTTTCTGCATCTGTAAAGGTGCAGCAGGGAAGATTTGAAGAGACAATGGATGTTGACGGCATGACGATCGAAGGTTCTGTCTCTTGGCCGTTGGAGCAGGTGAAGCCGGTTCTGGACTATATAGCCGAAGCATCTGCATACGTCCGTATAAGGGTGGACGAGAAAAAGAAAACTCCCTATCTTATTTCGGGTGGTGGAGTGGAAATGATGGTTGCGAGGAAACTATAATGGCACATGTGGAGAAAACTCCCGTTAGGACTGTTGGTAAGTTGTGGGGTTCGGAACAGTGGTTGGTGAACAACGAGTCGTATTGCCTGAAGATTCTGACGTTGCATCCCGGCTTTACCTCGTCGTTACACTATCATCGTGGAAAGAAAGAAACCTTCATCATCAAGAAAGGTTTCTGTTTTCTCGAGCTGGAGAAGGGCATCGGTGTGCTCGGTGGGAATGTGTTGGAAACAGTCAGACTGGAGCAGGGGGATTCTATCACTATCAGCCCCGGAAGAAAGCATCGTTTCTATCTTCCTCATGCGTCGAAGAAGCCCTGTGTAATCTACGAAGCCTCGACGCGTCATAAGGATGATGATGTTGTACGAGAAACTGAAAGCCAGAGACTCCGCGAGGATGATCCTAGTATGCCGCTGCCACAGGATGAGGATGGAGTAAGTCGATGAAGAATAAAATCGCGACGGTACTTACCGTAATGTTTGGTTTGTTCGCGTTATTTGGACTTGCGGTAATTGCATGGCTTATGTCTACGGACCCGTCATGCAGGTGCAGATAAATGGCGTACCAGAATATTCTAGATTTCGACAACGAGTCGAAAGAATTTAAGCCCGTTCGGACGGCACGTGACAAGAAGCCTGTAAAGAAGCAAACCGCCAAGAAGAAAGACGAGAACAGAGGTTGTGATTTTTGTCCCTTGAATAAGGTTCGTGGCTTAAAGAAGATTAAGAATCTGGATAAGCTTCAGGGAAAACCGGTCATGGTCTGGGCACAGAGTCCCGGATCCAATGAGAACAGAGAGGGACGGGAGCTTGTGGGTGATGCTGGCCAATTCCTATGGGAGCATGCAGCGGAGTCGGGGCTTTACAGGAAGGATTGTGACATCCAGAATGTGGTTAGATGTTTCCCGGTGGATGTGAATGAAGAGGGACAGTGGACGCCTCGTCATACGCCGAACAAGGAAGAGTTGAAATGCTGCTCCATCTATACCGAAGAGGCCTTGGAAAAGGTGAGTGGTAGGACAAAGGTTCATCTGGTATTCGGGCAAGTGGCGGCCAAGGCCTTATTGAAGGGTGAGTACAGAAAAGAACAGAAGACGTTCTACTCCGAAAGACTCAAGGCATGGGTTATCCTGACTTACCATCCCAGTTATTTCCTTAGAGGGGCGCCTCGCTCAAAGTTGGATGAGTTCAAGGAGGCAATCAGGATAGCTGTATCAAAGATAAAGGGAACTGGAGGAAAGTTTTCCTACATCCGTTCGATGGATTATAAGTCTGTAAGGACGTTGGACTTCGAACAGGAAATTCTCAATCCGATTCTTGCCGCTGCCAAAAAAGGAATTTTGATTTCTGTCGACATCGAGGATGGCAAGGACGAGAACGGCGAGAATGTAGTTGTCTATGTTGGATTTTGTTGGAAGAAAGGGATCTCTCGCGGTGTGTTCCTTCGCCATAAGGATCTGAAGCTAAAGAATCGGATTCTGTCGAAGAGAATAGCTTACCTGAAAAGGATTCTGGAAGATCCCGAAATTCTCAAAGCCTTCCAGTACGGTGCTTATGATGTTTGGAAATTGAAGAAGCTGCTCGGCATTGTGGTCAAAGGGTTTGTGCATGATACGATGCTCTCCGAGTATTTGAGATTCTCAGGTCGGCGTGCCTATGGTCTGGAGGCAACAGCCGACATCCGGTTTAGAGAGTTTGCAGGGTACAAAGGGATTCTCGATCCTTATCGTGATGAGAAAACGAAGCTGGTGAATTTCTATGAAATTCCGATGAAGGTCATCGTCGTATACAACGGAGCGGACTGTGATCTGACGAAGAGAATTCAGATTTCGAACAAGGGTCGGGTGAATGAGGCATTGTTAAGGTGCTTGATGTATGTTTCGCCTGTATTGGCACGCATGGAAGAGCACGGGCCTTGGCTAGACTACAAACATGCGGATATGCTGGAGCGCTGGATCCCTGTTCGTCTGGAGAAGCTGTTGGGACAAATCAGGGCTATCGCCAAGGATGACAAATTCAATCCTAATAAGCCACAAGATGTGGCGCGAGTAATTTATGATGACTTGCGGCTAGGCAAGCATCTAGATCAGAAGTGGCTCAAGGAGTTTCCTCGGTCTACGCGGAAAGAGTCGATGGCGATTCTATCCGACTTCCATGAGTTCCCGGGATTGGTGACTGAGTACAGACAGATGTCGAAGAAGAAATCTACCTATATGGACGGCTACAGGAAGTCGGCGGATTTGCATGGCGGAAGAGTCAGAACGAAATGGCATCTGACTGGAACAATCACCTGTCGTCTTCGTTCCGGAGGTGAGCGAGGAAACAAGACCGAAAAAGGAATCGTTAATCTACAGAACATCCATGGTGCGGAAGAAATTGAATGTCTGTTGGTTAGTGATTTGAGATGGAGAGATTTGTATAAAGCATGGAGGGTGGAAAATGGCGATCGGTGATTTTATGAAAGAGTTTGTCAGAGTGACAGCGAAGGACGTTAAGCTACCTTGGAGCGGCGGCGCAAACGGAAAGTACTTTCGTTGCTACTTCTGTGGCGGAAGATTTACAGTTGGTTCAGAGTTTCGTATGATTTGGACCAATCCTATTCCGGATATCCCGGGAGGGAATCCTCTCACTTGTCGAAAGTGTTTTGTCGATCATGGGGGTGTTGAGGGCTTGCGATCGTTGTGGAAGAAGCGACATGAGGAAGCAGAGAAATACTTCTGGTGGTTAAGGAGAGAATAGGATGCCTAGCGTACTTCAATCTTGGTTGGAAGAAATCCCCATTCGTATGCAGTCAACGCTTGTTCTTGGACTGAGAGGCCCGGATACTCATGTCTGTCCGAATGTGAAGAAGGTCCAACGCTGGTTGAGAGGCATTGTCTTCAGGCCGGGGAATCCGGACAATGTGAAGGAGTTTATGACTGACGTCAATGATCTTCCTGTAATGGTGGAAAAGGGACCGTTGGCAAAGGAACTCGAATTCTGTACGCAGCATTTCTACTCTCATCTGATGCATGCACTGGAAGTCGTAGCCTACAGACATCCGGGTATTATTGAGAGACATTCGGCTTTCCTCCTATTCCAAGGAATGTGCAGTGCCTTTCACCTTACTGTGGAGACTGTTGATGAGTTTGAAGATCGCCTTTGCATGAGAGAATGGCCCGGTGGAAGGCAGCCTGATACGTTCTTCGATGCGATCTCTCTACTGGATGGAGAGGGACGGTAATGACCCTTCTTGACAGGTTCGGTAATTTGAAAGTGTACATGGGCGCGGATCACTCGCAGTTGGAAATTCGGGTCCTTGCACAGATGTCCGGCGACCAGAAGCTCATTAAACTGATTCAGGAAGGTGATGATATCCACGGGGACGTCGGGCATGAGTTGACCAACAAGCCAAAAGAGTTGATCAAGAAGGACAGAACACTTCGCACTGCCATCAAACAATTGCATTTCGGGATCATTTTCGGAATGACGCCAGAATCGGTTTACAATAAGCTGAAGACGGATGCGGCGAAACGTGGTGAGAAGTTTGCCATGAAATTTGAGGAAGTGGAAGAGTTGTACAATGCCTACTTTTCCAAGTTCAAGGGTGTGGCGAGATTTATCGAACGACAACACGTGTTTGCGGAAGAGAATTCGTATGTGTCCACCCTGTTCGGATTCTTGAGAGAGATTGCGTTGGCTGGCGATGATACTCGCGGAACATTCTGGGCAAATCAGGCGGTCAATAGCCCAATCCAAGGAACGGCCCATCAGTTGATGTTGATAGCAATGGCAATAATCGGGATAAAACCCAAGACGTACGACAGGCTGCAAGAGTCTTCGATGGAGATTCACGACGCGTTCTATGTGTTCTCTCAGCTTAAACTGATGCGGGAAACTTATAGGCAGTTTATTCAGCTGATGGAGAACGAGGTTCTCGTCTATGTGAAGAAGTGGTGGCCGGAAGTGAAGTGGGTTGTGCCTCTCAAAGCGGAGGCAAAAGCCGGGTTTAGATTGGGTGTGATGGTGGAGTATAAGGGACAGCCACCGGAACAGTTTATCGAGGAATGGTGCCGGGCAAATCAGAAGTTTGAGAATAAGTTCAGAAAGGAAATGATGGCCTCGCTCGGTTAGAAACAAAACATTCGAAAGGGGCTTGTACAATAAGTCATGCCAAGAAAACAATTGATTGGAGTTGTCGAAAAAGAGGATCTGCTGGAACGCCTAGCCTTTACACAGGAAGAAGTGGAAGATGCGGCTCTGGAGCAAGCGAAGTTGTTTATGGCGGCGGCAACTTATCGTGTCGATAAGATGAGAAAGCGTCAGGAAGCAGAGATGCGAGCGGATAACCTTCGAGTGGATTACAGCATAAAGATGCGCGTGAAGTTCAAGGGACAGAAAGGCATGACCGAAGGAGCCATCAAAGAGATGGTTCAACGTGTACCGGAAATCAGACAGGCCGAAGAGGAACTGGCAAAGACAAAACGCATGGAAGAATACTCGAAACTTCTGCTGGACGCCTACGAACACAGACGGTCGTCCCTCAAGATCCTCACTCAGTTTGCGTTTATGCACGATACATTCAGTGGTCAATCGGAAGTGGATAAGATGAAAAGGATGAGGGAGAGGATGAGACGCGCCGGAGGCGATGATGATTAGCGTGGTTACTATGATCCTTGTTGTGATAGGTGTTTTGCTTCTGTCCGGATTTGGGCTGGCCGTTTTATATGCACTTTCGAAACAGCTTGGACAGGAGCTGATCGAGTTCCATTTGAAGCGGAAGAAAGAAGTCTTCGAACAGATGGAAAAAGAGTATGGTCGTGGCATGAAAGATTTTCCAAACTAACTCGGAAGAAGTGAACTCTGAAAGGAAGGCACGATGGATAAGAAAGAGCTAGCAGCACAGCGGTTGAAGGAACGGACGGCGTCGAAACGTTTCAAGCTTCCTGAAGGTACGACTACGTTTCGCGTCCTTCCGAACAAGAAGGGCGTGGAGAAGCCCGAGTACATTGAGTATGCAATGCACTCCAATGTTGGTGCTCGAAAGGCTTATCTTCGCTGCGGTAAGAAGCGAGATGGAACGGGTGAATGTTGGTTGTGCGACGATCTCATCCCCAAGCTTTCGAAGTCGGGAAAGTCGGCGAACCGAAAGTCTGCGGAGGAGATGAAGCGCAAGGAAAATTTCGCCGTTCAGATCATCTACAAGTCGGAGGGCAAGTGGATCGGGCCTGTGTTGTGGGAGATGAGCAAGACTCTTGCCAACAAGTATCTCGGTCTGGCGATCAAACGTGATGTCAGCCATCCCGAAAAGGGATACAATCTGTCCATCACACGGACTGGTACGACAATGACTTCGACTGAGTATTCGGACATTGATCGTGATGATGAGAAGTCTGCTGTGCCGGAGAAGTTTCTGAACCTGCTCGAGCCTTTCGGTTCTGTGTTGAAACAGTACGACGAGGCGAAACAGAAGTCTGAGTATTACGGGCACGAGCAGGACGAGGAAGAGGAAGAAGAGAAACCGTCCGGAAAGAAAAAACCAACCGACGACGACGAAGAGGAAGAAGAAAAAGAAAAGAAACCAAACAAAAAGAAACCAGTCGACGAGGATGAAGAAGAGTCTGGCGGGGATGAGTCCGATGAGGAGGAAGAGAAGCCTTCGAACAAGAACAAAAAGAAACCGGCTGATGAGGATGAGGAGGAAGAAGCCGTGTCCGATGATGATGATATTCCGAACCTCGAAGATGAAGAGGATGAGGAAGAGAAACCGAAGGCGGGAAAAAAGAAACCAGCCGACGAGGAGGAGGAAAGTGGTGACGAGGATGAAGAAGAAAAACCCAAGGGCAAAAAAGGCAAAGCCTCTGAGGAAGACGAAGAAGAGTCCGAAGAGGAAGAAGAAAAACCAAAGTCAGGAAAAGGAAAAAAGAAACCAGCCGACGACGATGACGACGAATGAGCAGGTCGTTGACGATACACTTTCGGATGAGAGCGAGATGGAGTCTGGCGACATCGATGAATCTGATTTGACACAGCTCGATATCGGTGACGATCCGAATGACAATCCGGACCCTGAATAAGGGTCCGGATTAAACTCATAGCGGTTGATTCAAAGCACAGGAAGAACGAAGGACCCGGTGTGTATGAATTGGCATTGCAACCGAGGGACTCACTTCGAGAGAATTAGCATTGAACCTGAGGGACTCAGAGTGTAAGAATTAGCATTGCCACCGAGGGACTCACCTCAAGAGAATTAGCATCGGATAAGAAGGACCCAGCGCGAATGAATGAACATTCAAGTTGAGGGACCCAGACCGAAAGAATGAACATACATGGTGATGGACTCATTGAGCATGGACAAAGCATTTTTGTTGAGGGAAGCTTATGAAACAGTTGACACCTGACGAAGAGATGGCTCTGATCCGGAAGAAGCTAAAACATTTTACTCTCGAAAAGAAAGTGAAGTATTGGCTTGATACCGGAAACTTGTATTTGAATCGTGTGTTTGGTTCAGAGGAACTCGGGATTCCTTACGGAAAGATCTTCGAACTATCAGGTATGGAGTCCAGAGGAAAGACTGCAGCGTTGAAAAAGCTCGCAGGAATGGCACAGAAGGATGGAGCTATCGTTATTTGGGTGGATCTGGAATCCAGCTGGGATGAGGAGTGGGCTAGAAAACTCGGACTGGATACTAATCTGGTTTATTTGTTTCGTCCAGGCATCGTTGTGAGTGAAGATCCGGATGTGTTGAAAAAGAAGGAAAAGAAAAAGAAGAAAGTACAGGAAGGGAGATTGCAAACGGTCGAAGAGCTTCTTACAGAAGTTGAAGAGTTGATTAGGCGGAAGGGTCGGGAGAATCCAAACGGACGGATGTTCGTATGTGTTGATTCTATTGCTGCGATGTTGACTGAGGAAGAGGCAGCTGCCGGTATTCAGGATCAGAATATGCGAACGAAAGTCTCGCTAGCTTCGTTCCTTTCCGGTTTTCTGAGGCAGTGGGTGGCCTTGGTGGCGAACTACAACATCATGATGATGTTTATCAATCAGCTTAGAACGGCACCGGGGGCTTGGGGTAATCCGGAATATACTCCGGGCGGAAACGCTGTTCGGCTTTACGCTTCCGTTCGTGTTCGTATGCAGAGGAAGTCGAAGAAGATTTTGAAAGGAGGAAAGTCCATCGGCATCAGAGGTCTCTTGATGAACTGGAAGAACAAGGCAGGTGGTGGTTCCTGTGAAGGTCTGAGCTGTGGCTATAAGTTGTATTTTGACGGAAGGATCAAGTACGTCGACGCGGATGAAATCAAGTCGGATGGAGAAGCTAATGTCTGAGTCTTCTCTCAATGAGCGTGTGATTCGTACAAAGGTGTCTCGGGTGTTGAAGGCTTCGTTGACGAGAAAAGAATTCATTCCGGCGAACGCGACACGAGAGTTGAAGCGCTGGTTTCTGTCTCTTAACCTGACCATTGCTGAAAGAAACATAGTGGAGCACCAGACGAAGCTTGTGCTCGAAGATTTTAAGAGGCGGGTGATCTGGATCGGGACGGAGTTGGATCAGGATGTGTTCAAACGATTTGGAGGATGAAATGGCGAAATGGCTAGTGATTGAAATACCAATGGAGTCAAATGATATCGATGAGGATGATTTCGAAACTCTCGTCGCTGAGTCGAAAGATGCGGTGGGTATCAACATCATGGTCGGGCGGCCACTCATGGAAGATCCTAACAACGTGTGTCGAACGTTTGAGTTTACTGCCGAAGATTTCTCGGCAAGGATTGAGGAGAGGTAAAAATGGCGGACAACAAGAAGAAAGATCAGGTTCAGAAACTGAATATCGGTGGGTCGGAGGATCTCATCCTGACGTTGTTCAGGCAGGTAGCGGAGAAGAAGATCACTATGCAGGATGCAGGGAAATCCATTCGGGCCTTTATCGGGGAACTTCCCGAAGAGGAACAGACCGAATTGCGCGGTAAGCTTCGTGAATACGGACGGCTGTTGACTTCGGTTAGCGAGGCCTTTCTGGCGGAGCTGACGGTTATCGGGGCTGGGCAGTGAAGAGAACTTGCTTTTGGTGATCTAGAATGCCAAGAACTTTAGCACAGCTTCTGAGGCCGAATTCGTTGTCCCGGCTTATCGGGCAGGATGAGCTTGTACAGACGGTTCGGAATCAGTATAAGAGCAAGCGCGAGCCATCGGGATGGTTATTCGTCGGACCTACGGGGACTGGTAAGACGACGGTGGCTCGCATCCTTGCTCTTAGTTTGCAATGTACACACGGAGATTTTGGGGAACCGTGTGAGGTCTGTCTTGAAAAAAGAAACGACTTCGCTATTCAGGAGATCAACGCCTCGGAAGTCAATGGTGTTGAGGATATTCAAAAGATAGCCGCGAGTTCTGTCTATACCCCGATGGGGTCTAGACGTCTGGTAATCATTCTGGACGAGGCACAAAGATTATCACCGGCGGCACAGAATCTGTTGTTGAAATACATCGAGGATGCTCCACAGTCTACTGTCTGGATCATCTGTACGACGGAAGAAAACAAGCTATTGAAAACAATCCTTCGACGAGGACAACGTGCTCAGTTGAGGTTGTTGCAGGCCAATTCGGTTGCAAAACTTGTTCGTCGTGCATTTAAGTATGTTGGTGACAAAAGGGATCCTGCCAAGCTGATAGATGCGTTGTGGGAGGCTAGAGTCCAATCGCCCGGATTTATTCTTAATGCCGTGGAATCGTTTCTGTCGGGGATGTCTGAAAAGGAAGCGGTGAAGTCCATCGGGCAGTTTGCGGATGTCATAGCGATCTGTCGTTCATTGGAGAAAGGTGATTGGGATGCTATCAGGAAGGAAACGGCGGAAGCTGAAAACGATGACCTTCGAAGCATTCGTGCACAGGTTGCAGGTTATCTGCGACGGTGCCTTGAGAAAGCAATACCGGGACCCCGGGCTGGCGAGTTTTCGAAAGCCATTAAGGGATTGGCTCAAGTGGACAGCTATACAGATGCGACACAAGGGGCGGCGACGGTAGCGGCCCTCTATGACCTTTGTCAGTTGTTCGCAGGACCAAAAGAAGAGAGGGACGATGATGACTGAGAAAGAGATTGTAAGACAGTCGGATTGTTCTTATTCCTACAGACCATACAGAATTGAACGGGAGTGGATACATGCGGGACTCCCTTGTGTTGTTGTTCAGACGCGCGAAGGCTTTCATCGCTGCGGATATGTATTTGTGCCAGCGGGTCATCCGGCGGATGGAAAAGACTATGGTGATGTAGACGTTGATGTTCACGGCGGTTTGACTTTCGGAGAACCTGGCAAAGATGGACGGGGGACTTGGTTCGGATTCGATTGTGCTCATTTCGGAGACGCGCTTGTTAATCCGGATCCGACGGGCATTGTTAGTGAAGAATACAAAAACGTTCGCCGGATTCATTTGGAAGTAGCGGCTCGATTCGAACAATCATTGGAGGATGAGCACTACTGGACACAGGAAGAGGTGGAACAGGAAACGGAGCGGTTGGCGGATCAGCTTGCAGCGATGATGGGAGAGTGTGTTGATTTGGTGGGAAGGAGGAAGGGAATGCTTGAGTTCAGGAATATTTTCAAGTGGGAGCGTTGGTGTGTGTATTTGCTCGTTGCGTTCTTGGCAACGGTCTGGGCTTCTGTTTATGCCTACGGATTGATGAATAAGCCAAGTACGTGGCAGTGGTTGGCCGGGGCCCTGACGGTTCTGGTTCTGGCGGCGTCTTGGTGTACCTTTGTGTTGTGGTCGTTAGTTTTTTGGGTCAAAAAGAATGCGGAGTCAAAGGAGAAGAAAGATGGAACTAAGAGTGGTAGCGATAGTGGCAGCAGCGGTGTTGCTGATGGTGGTGGTGTTCGGGATGTTCGGATGCACTAGAATCGGTCCGGGCCATGTCGGAATCGAGATCAATCAGGCGGGTTCGCAAAGGGGTGTTCAGGACTTCACCGTAAAGACGGGATATCTTTTGTACAATCCTCTATTTACGTCTGTTGTTGAATATCCGACTTACATGCAGACGGTGGTGTGGACGGCGAATCCACACGAGGGACATCCGACGAACGAAGAGCTTACTTTCACGACGAAGGATTCGATGGTGGTTTCGGCCGACGTGAATCTAAGTTATCAGTTGCTGGCGGATAAGGTCCCTTCGTTCTATGTGAAGTTCCGATCGGATGATTTGGACACGTTTACACACGGGTTTCTCCACAACGTTGCAAGAGATTGCTTCAACGAGGTTGCCGGGAAATTTGGTGTGGAACAGATCATGGGGGACAACGCTCCATTTCTAAAAGATGCAAGGGACTGTTTGCAGGGACGGGTGACCGACATCGGTGTGAACATTCAGCAGTTCGGGATTATCGGGGCACCGAGGCCACCACAGCAGGTAATTGATTCAATCAATCTGAAAGTACAGGCGGCTCAGATTGCCCTACAGAAGCAGAATGAAGTTTTGCAGGCAGAGGCAGATGCTAAAAAGAAAGTGGCAGAGGCGGAAGGTCAGGCCAAGTCGGCCATTGCGATAGCAAACGGCGAAGCAGAAGCAAACAGAATTCGCTCAGCTTCCATCAATCCACAGATTATCGAGTGGCAGAAGCTCATGGTGACGGATCGTTGGATTGCGAGATGGAACGGACAAGTTCCACAGGTGAATGCCGGCGGGAATCCTCCGGGCATGCTGTTGAATCTGAACACAGGGGCACAGCAAGCACACTAAATGAAAATTCTTGTCACATCAGATTGGCAAGCAGATTATGAGAACCTCGATTTGTGCAAGCACGCAGCCAAAGAAGTCTCCCGGACGTGCAGTCAACACGGAATCGAGGTTCTTGTTCTGGCAGGGGACTTAAAGCACGTCTACAATCCGGTGGATGTCCGTGTGGTGAACTTCTGGTTGCGGACTATCGCGAGGTGGCGGAAGCAAGGATTGGTGGTTGTTGTTTGTTTGGGAAATCATGACCGCGTAGGAATGCATGTCGACAAGCAAAACTGGTTACCTGTTCTTAGAAAGGCAGGGGCTCTTGCTTATGACGAGCCAACTTATATTGACATTCGAGACAGACGGGTTCTTGCGATCTTACCTTTCAGAAATTCTCCACAGCTTCTTCGAACGGAAGCCCGTGAGCTTGCAAGGAATCCTGCTGCTGCAAACTGTGTGCTCATCTTTCATTCAGAACTACGGGGGGCTAAGTACAACGTTCTCACGAGGGCGGATGACGCGGCCATATGTGTTGATGATTTGTGTGCGGGACGATATTTATACTGTATCGGCGGGCACTATCACCTCCAGCAGAAAGTGGAAAGGAACGTTTGGTACTGCGGAAGTCCATTTGCCACGGACTGGGGCGAAGCGAACCAGAAGAAAGGCTATCTTGTAGTTGATCTGGATGAAAAGAGCGTGACAAGAGTTCGTTCAAAGATTCCGGGCTGGTACGATCCGTCATGGCCGGGATTTGAGGAATCGAAGCCGGAGGATTGGAATGGTTCGCATATCAGAGTCAAGGTCCCTGTTGAGGGAATTCATCAGATTAGAGAGAAGCTTGAGGAAGCAGAAACTGCGGCTAGAAAGAATTTTGAGGGAGCCATCACTCATGTTGTCCCTGAGTTTAAAGAAGCAGGACGATCTTCTAAAAAGATTAGGGCAACTTATCCGGACGAAAAGAAGATACGACTGTACGTGGCGGAAACTATCCCTGATGAGCTCCGTGTCTATGAAAAGAAAATCCAAAAGTTCCTTATCGACCAGCTCGAACAAGCGGGGGGCCTACAAAGGGAGAACGGGGAGCTGACCTTCAAAGGGTTCACTGCGGAAAACTTCCTCAGTTATGAAAAGCTGAAGTTCGATTTTGAACCTGGTCTATGTGTTGTCTCTGGATTGAACAAGGATTGGGGCGGGAGGTCAAACGGCTCAGGCAAAACTTCCTTCTTACAACCTGTGGCAGTTGCTCATTCCGGACAGACGTTCAAGGATCAGAAACATGATCACTGGATTCGTCGCGGTGCGGATAAGAAACTGAACTCGTATGTCAAGATCTGGTTTCTGGATTCACAAGGTAGAGCGTGCTCAATCCTCCGATCTCGTCAGCCGAAGGATCTGGTCCTAAAGGTGTCGGGAGAGATCATTGAGTCGGGCAACAGACCGGAGAACACACAGAAGCTCATTGAACAGATTACTGGATATACGTGGGAGACTCTTTCGAATGCGATCTACGTCGATCAGGCGAAGTCGCATCTGATGCTGACCGGAACGGAGGCAGAGAGAAAAGGCTTTCTTGCCAAGATCCAGAACCTCGAGAGGTTTGAACGGGCACAGAAATCTGTGAATTCCCAAAAACAGGACTTTGACGAGCGCTATACCCTGATTTCTGCGTCGTTGGGGGCGCTCACAAACGAAAGAAACTCCCTAATCGACACAATATCCCAAACAAAGAAAATAATGGCTCTAAACGGCTCTATAGCGGAAATTTACCGCCGGAAAAAGGGTCTATACCGTCAGAAGAATGCGGAATTGAAGGAATGGCAGGAAAAGGCTTCGTTGAAGCTTGAAGGCATAAGACAGCAGATGTTGGACAACCGCAAGCAGCAGATTCAATCCGAGAGGAAGCTGGCTGTGTCGGAATCGCAGTTGGAGGAGTTGAGGACTCGCTTGGCGAAGTACAGAAATCTGGAAGGAACATGTCCTAGGTGCGGACAGGAAGTAAGCGCGGACTATATCCAGAAACAGATTGGCCCAACGAAAGCCGAAATCGAAGCCCTTTCCAGTCAGATCAAGACTGATAGGAGCGTTGCTCAGGATTCAGTAGCCGAGAGAGACAGACTATTGACTTTGCAGGCTAAGTGGGAAAGGAATACGGCTTTGGAAGATGAGGTCGGCTCGGCTTCCCTTGAATATGAATCAGCTCGTCTGAAGATGGAACAACACGAGAGGAACGAGAAGGTGCTTTCTGTCATGCGTGACAAGCTGAGGGGTCTGAAAGAAAAGATTACACAGCTGGAAGGAAAGAAGAAGAAGATCGGCAAATGGCTGAGTGTATTAAAATACGCAATGATTGTTTTCCGGCGCGATGGTCTCCCCGCCTATCTCAACGCACAGATCTGTCCTGAGTTGAATAGGGCAGCGGAGGAATACAGCGAACTTTTCGCACAGAGTGAAATCCACGTTCGGTTCGAAGTGGATACGGAAGGAAGATTGGATGTATCTGTGGTGAATGCTCATGGTGGAGAGAATGTTGAGGATCAATCGGAGGGAGAGATGAAAATGGCTTCGTTGATCACTTCTTTCGCTGTGAGGTCGGTTGCACCGAAGACGAACATCTTGATTTTGGATGAGCCGGGCGATGGTCTGGACTCTACATCTGCAAGGGCCTTCGCGCGTGGTTTGAAAAAGGTTGTGTCGAGGTTTGGAACAATTCTCCTGACGACACATAACCCGGCAATCCTCAGTGAGCTTTCTGATGCCCGTTCGGTTTCTGTTGTGAAAGAGGATGGAGTTTCGAGGGTCGTGTGAGGAGGAAACATGTCGTCGTGGTTCAACAATGAGAGAAATGAATCAAACTTCGTCGAAGCGATAGGAGTAGCGGCGTCTTCGTTGAAGGATTTTGTAGAGTTGTTGAGGGAAGTATTCGAGTACGTGAAGAAACAAGCCAAGGATCAGGGGAGGAAGTAAATGAATGTCGTCATCGATGGGGCAAGGGAACGTCCGGAAACACCGAAGGACAAGCAGGAAGTGGAAGAGCTCATTCGCACCTTGTCAAAAAACTACGGTCGAAGCCTGCATATTGTGTCTGTCGGATGCGACAAGGGTATCGGGAAATTCGCCCGTGAATTCTGCATAGCGCATGGCATCATCTTTACTGAGATCAGGGCCAAGCTGGAAGGGCTCGACATTCCCAGAACATTCTTTGTTCATGTCTTTCAGTCCAGAAATGCCTCGTTGCTCGAGTTGGGGGATGAGTTCTATGTTTTCCGTGGGCCGAACGAAAACGGAATCATCGAGGGAATCATCCAGCCGGCGCAAAGGAAGGTCGGTGAGCAAAGGGTGAAGATCTACGAGTATGAGGGGTGAGCAATGAAGACACAGGAAAACAAAGTCGAAATGACCTGTACACTGACCTTGACGGAGACGGAAGTTGCTATGTTGGCCTATCTAGCGAGCTTTGGTGGGGCCAACATCGGAACAGTCATCTGCCGAGGATTGGGTCAGAAGTTCAAAGAAGACGATTGGAATTCGTTGTGGTCTGCCCTACGGGATGAGACGGAACGGGCCAAGAAAAAATTCGACGATACAAGAATGGTATTCAACGGTATCAAGCGCGCGGTTGGACTTGGTGACTAGAAAATCATTTACCCGGTGGGTCGTTTGATTGATTCTTGTTGACGACATGTTCGCGTCGTATCGCGGGATGAAAATGTGTCACCTGCTTTCTGATCAATTCTCCAGGCAGGGGCACAACGAGCTGTTGTCGATGGTCGATCGCATCGGTGTGAAGAGAAAATGGATTCAGAATGAAGGGACCTATTTGGAACACTTCGACATCTGTTTGACGAAAAGAAAGTTGGCGATCAGATGCGGTGCAAGGGAAATTGAATATGGCCGGGAACTGGCCGTGATACTCGAGAAGAAAAGAAAGTCGGCGTTGAGGTGAAAAACAAAAAGCTCGGGAGGGCTCGTGCTATTCCAATCAGGGGAAAGAAATCCGAAGTGGAAAGGCGGCGTGAGAATCAACAGTGACGGTTATATGCAGTATTCGGCGGGTCCGTTACGCGGAAAATATGTACACAGAGTGTTGTGGGAACAGGCATACGGACCCATACCGGAAGGGATGGACGTGCATCATGTGGACGAAAACAGAACACATAACGTGTTGGAGAATTTTGAACTAGTAAAAGCTGAACCACACAGGCGCAACGCACTGGTGAAATGGAATTTGAAGAAAAAAGAAAGGACTTGCCAAGGGAGTAGTGGTCAACCTACTCTATCCGTGGGCAACAGAATTCATTCAGACAGATAAGGCGCCATCGCTGGGAACCGGTCCGAGCTCCGGTTCCCGGCATTGTTGTGTTGGACGCTCGAGCATGTCGGGAAAAAGAACGTTGGGAGGTCGTTCAAGAAAAAAACTGACAGAGAGACTCGGCGAATGATAAACAAGACTTTCAACACTGGCATGGTGGAGAGAGCGGTTACTTCTTCGGATAAGACACTGCTCTCGATTGTTCCTGCCAGTGTTTCCGTGTTTGGTGTCGGGCCACTTCAATCTCCTGAAGTTCTCCGCGTTTTACGCCTCGCTTTAATCCTCAGTAGTGAATCCAACCAGTTGCGATTGCCCGGGGAGGTCTGACACCATGGCTTCCGAACTAAAAAAGAAAATAGAACAGAACAGAAAGAACGGACAGAAGGGCGGACAACGTGTCGCTGAAATTCACGGTGCACAGTTCTGCGAAGAACGGGCACGTCAGGGCGGCAATACCTGTCTGATGCGTTACGGAAAGAATTTCTATCGTAGCATCAGAATGATGAGGACGGCGTAAAATGGCAACTGTCCATCCATTCCCACACAGACAGAGAATCAGAAAAGGTCGGAGGAAACAGAAGAGGAGGCCTCCGAAGAGAAGCTATCTGCCCGAGACGGAGCAGATAAATATTATTTCTGATTACCTGAGCGGAGGTCCTGACAATAGTATTCAGAGACTGGCCATCAAGTACAATCGTGATGTGTCCACGATCACCTATCTGGTGAGGAGTGATGTTGCGGACAGAATGAAGGAAGCTCAGATTCAGGCTCAGCAAAACTTCCTGAGAGACCGGATCCTACCTGCCAGTGGTCCGAGAATCCTTTCGGAGATCAGAAACAGGAAGTCCAAAATGGGAGCAACACTGGCAATGGATATCTGGGACCGGTTGGGAATTCTACCTCCCAAGGCACAAAGGATTATAGGCGTAACGAAAACGGGGCAGCAGGGAGAGGCAACATTGGTGGGAGTCGGTGGGTCCAGTGATGAGATGGTGGCCCAGTTGACGGAAGCCTACACACGGATTGGACTGGAGACGAGGAGAGCATTCGGACTACCATTGCCAAGGGTGGAGGAGGTGGCGGAAGCAAGAAGGAGAACAGTGGATATACCACTGGTTCCTGTTCGAGAAGAAGATGATGACGAGTAGGAGCGGAAACACATGTTGAATCCGTTGCAGGAGATAGAAAAGGAACTGGCACAGCTCCACATCGACGTGAGCAATGAGTTGGTGAAAGAGCAGGCTATATTCCAGACGTTGACAAACATGTACAAGCTCCAGCTGCTCCAGTATGCGAATCAGAAACAGCAGTTGGATGTGTTGACTCAAATTCTGGCGGCGGTTAACAAACTGGTTCCCAGTGGCCCGGGAGTTGCGGTCAGTCAGAAAATCACTTTTGGTGTTGCGGTAAAATCTTAAATTAGGAGAATCAAATGCCTTTGAATCTTTCGAGCGATATGTCGGACGATTTCTTCGTCTCGGCACAGGATAATCACGGTATCAGTGGGGCTTCACTCCCGACGGGTGCTGTGGTAACCGTTTCTTCCGGGGATCCGAACAGCGTGGTGATCACACAGGATGCCACGCCGCGGAATGCTCCTGACGGATCGGCCAGCATTGCAAGCGGAAAAGTTGCGGCAGCTCCATCGGTTGCTCAGCCCGGAGTGGCCATCACCATCACGTCACACATTGCGAACGCGGACGGATCGGCATCTTCGATTCCGGATGCGACGGATACGGTGACGATTGTTGCCGGCACTGCCGTGAAGGAAGGCATCCTGTTCGGAACGCCTGCCTGAGAGTCGCGAGGGGGAGCGATTCTGACCATCGCTCCCCTGCTTTCTTGGTGGAAACAGAACAGGATGACTCTCCCGCTTTAGAACAGGATGATGGAAAGGAGAGAGTAGGCAAGGACCGGGAGGAATAGGTGGGTGATCAGGTAAAAGTCTACTGGTGGCAAAAATGGCCGGCGATAGCCTCACTCATTACCGTTGCTTTTTTGGCCGGAACGCTGGTCTGGCGTGCCAGCGGATCGGATGCTCAGCTGGATAGTCGGATGAGCACGCTGGAAAAGGAAATGGCCAAAGTTGAATCGGAATACGAACGGAAGGATGTTGTGGATGTGAGGCTAAAGAACATCGAAGACACCTTGGCGAAGATCGAGGCGGAACAGAAACAGCAAACCCAAATTCTACTGGGACGGGGCAACGGAGTACACTAACGGGCCCAGCCAAATTTTTGGAGGATCGCTTCAATGGAATTTTCACTCCTGTCTAGGCTGCGAGCTTGGAAATATTATGAAGTCCCTATCTCGGTCTTTGTGATGTTGTTGTCGATGCTCATCTGCACCGAGTACATCGGCCACTTGCTCAGATCGAATCTGGATTCTTCAAACAAGATGATGGAGCTGCAGTACCTCGAGAATGTCAAGCTAAGAAAGCAGCTGGGTGATTTTGAAGATAAGACGCTGGTCATCAGGTTGCAGAGCTTGGAGGATCGATTAACCAAGCTACAGGCAACGGAGGAACTCAAGACTCAGCTGTATCGCGAGTCTGTGAGAAAAGGAAAGAAGGACTAGGATCATGCAGGATGAGATGGAACTTCGCGAGCAGGTGACGATACAACTAGAATGCGGGCACCCGAACAAGAACGAAGGTGAGTGGTGCGAACTCTGTCGGCATTTCGTGCCGAGGAGTTCCGATTCCAAAGCGGCCGAGCCGCAGGAGCATAAGGAATGAGCCGAGACTTGTATCATCCGGATCGGGCAGCGGTGGACTGTATCAAGTTCCGCGGTTGCATCGAGCTGGCACTGTTGAATTCGAAGACGCAGGAAGTTATCTGCACGCGCAAGGTGGACAATACGGTTGTGACGACCGGACGGTCCTACGTCTTGTCGCGGATCCTTTCCGCCTCTCCACAGACCGACACAATCAATTCGATTGCAGTCGGAACCTCCACAACCGCACCTGCTTCTACGGATACGCTGTTGGGTTCGGAAGCGTTGCGGACCACGATTGCTTCATTCGCGACAACTGGTTTGACGAACTCTCCGCCAAGCTGGCAGGCACAGGTAACGTTTGCCACGAACCAGGCAAACACCACGTTGGGCGAAGCGGGATTGTTCAACGCCACGGGTGCGAACGTGCAGACGATGCTGTCTCACGTTACGTTCGCAACCATCAACAAGACGACCTCGAACACCCTCGCAATCAGCTATACGATTTCGAACTAGAGGTTGTATCATGGACGAGCAGAAGAAGAACGGCTGCATCGTCTGCGGGGAACACGGCGTGGCCAGCGTGGGAGCCTTGTTTGCGAAGGGGAAGCTGAGGAAGATGGACAACGGTCAATATGACCTGCCCAGAATTCCGATGCTTCCCGTTTGCAGTTATCACGTTGGTTGGAACAAGGGGATGTTGGAACCATTTGTGAAACAGAGGTTGGAGGAGTTGGAAAAATGATGTTGTCCTACTACTACGGGTTGGATTGTTGCAGGAGTGCTGTTGCGCCCTCTACAAGTATGTTCCCCTATCTTGACGAGCGCAGGAATCCAAAATTCTGGGCATTGTGGTTTCGTGAGTTTCTGTCCGCTCTGTTCGCGGGCAGGAAGCGGGGCATGGCGGCGGCAAAGGAGCGCGACAGCGTCACCCCGCGACAGACTCACCGAATCAGAAGCGGTATACTCAGGACGCGGGAGTGGAAGATGAAGTTGTGGGTGCAGTCATTAACGGAAACAATTTGAGGAGAAAAAGAATGAAGAATATGCTGCGTGATCAGAAAGTACCCCAGAAAGTACCTGATGCGGATAACCTCTTTGGCCGTCTCTTGGATCAGAAATACGGATTGGAGAAGGCACTTGAAAGACTGAAGGGAATTCGGTCTTTCATGGAAGGGTCGGGAGAGTCCGGAAACGAGGCTGAAGCACCGGATAGGACCGAGACGATCCTGTCTGTCGCTTGTGATCTGAGGGAATGCCTTGTTGGCGTTCACGACGAGCTGGACAAGCTGGAAACGATGATCGGCGTCGCACCTTCACAGGTAGGACAACCGATTCTCAGGAAAGTGCGGTAAGCCTTGGTAGATGTGGTAAAGAAGAGGGCACGCTACAATCGCTGGTTTAAGAAGCGATGGGCGCGGGACAAGAAGTGGCGTGCTCTCTGTAAGAAGAGGGTCACGAAGTGGCGACGGGAACATAAACAACGTGTTGCTCGAAAGGTTGGGGAGTGGTACGCGAAATGGCGGAGGAAGGGTTGGGCGTACCACTCCACCAAGAAGCGATGCATTGAGTGCGGCAAGCAGACCAGATGGAGATTCATCCGGTCGGTGAACTGTTTGGGCGTCGAATACGCGATTCCTTGTCACAGAGAGTGTGCGATACCAAAAGAAGAAAGAACGGAGATGAGAAATGATCGTAGGCGAAGCAACGGCAGAGAAGTTGATAATCAGCGACTACGTACAGCCTCTGTATAACGCGGAGGATTTGTCACGGCCACCGATGGTTGCTTTTTTCGACGGCAACAAGAATGTGATGTTTGGAATCCCCTGTAAGTCGTTGGCGGAGGCAACCGAGCTGGCAGACCGTTTTCAGATCATCCTGTCGGATGCGGTCAGAAAAGCGGGAGTGGATTCGAGAACGGAAGAGAAGATGGTTGCCGACTTTGCTCGGTTATATTACGAGAAGGGCTACATCGACGGGCAGAAGATGGAGGCTCAGACACGAATCACCTACAAGGGCATACAGATGCAGAAGTGTCCCTTGGATCTGCAGATCTATCACGAGATCATCTGGGAAAATAAGCCGGATCTCATCATCGAGTGCGGTACGGCGGATGGAGCCAGTGCGTTGTGGCTGGCAGATCAATTGACTCTGAACTGGCATAACAGCATGGATTGCAAGGTCATCAGTATCGACATCATGAACGGACATGGCGGGTTACCGATTCATCCCCGATTGGAGTTTATCACCGGCTCGACGTTGGATGAAGAGGTGCTGCGTAGGGTTCGCTACATTGCAAGTGGATACAACCGGGTAATGGTGATTCTGGATGACGATCATCATGCAAATCATGTTGCACAGGAACTGGAACGGTATCCGGCACTCGTCTCGGTCGGCCAGTATCTCATCGTCGAGGATACAAACGTCAACGGCGAGCCGATCATGGCCGGTTACGGCGCGGGGCCACAGGATGCGTTGCGCGAGTGGTTGAAGACCAGAAATGATTTTGTCGTGGATCGAACGAGGGAGAAGTTATTTCTGACGTGGAATCCGGGTGGCTACTTGAAGAGAGTTGCGTAAAGGAGAATAGAACAATATGGGATTCGATTGGCTCGGAACAACGTACAACGAGTGGTTGGCAGAGAAGGGAAACAATCCGGAAGTGTTAAACAAGTTCGAAGCGTTTCAGGGAGGGGCGACAGCGGGTGCTGTCAGTATGCGACAACGGGCAATGGAGAAGGTCAGGGAGATTCTGGCTAACGATACAGTGGGTTGTAAGGTTCTGGATGCACTGGGTGAGTTGCCGGACTTTCCACAAGAGTAGTTGAGAAAGAAAAGAAAGAGGGCACGGATGAGCGCGACAATAGAACGACGGAGAATCAACGGTTACATGGATTGGCTGAAGAGACAGGTGAAGTCCTCAGCTGACCATCCGGCACAGCAAGAGTTCAAGAAACTGCTGCGTGGAATTCGTAGGCGTCGTAATCGCTACATGAGAAACGGTGAGTGGCCACCGAAGAAGACCGTTAAGTTTGGGTCGGGTGAGATGTTTATCACGACGGGAGGCATATTCACCAAGCTTGGCGACGTGATAGATGTGGAGTTTACGCTCAAAAACAATACCGACAAGGATGGCGTGTCACTGTTTAAGAAATTCGCTGAGGAAAAGTCATGAGTAAGTACCTCTGCACATTCAGCGGAAAGTTCGGCGACATTCTCTGGAGTCTGCCCACGGCGAAGTTCATCAGCGAGAAGATTGTCAATTCGAAGGTGGATTTTTGTGTCATGCCCTACTACAAGAATCTGCTCCCGCTGCTGGCGGCACAGCCTTACATCGAGCATGCCTTTGTGAAGGAAGATTGGCTGAGGACGCATTCGAATCACGGCGACCAGCCATGGCAGCCACCTGATACCATTAAGTTCAAACCCTATGAGCCACAGGAATATGAACGGATGTGGCATCTGACCTATAAAGGACATCCCGGGATTACGGCACCGAACATGCCGTTGATTGAGTTCGTGGCGTATCAACAAGGGATCTGCTTTAACGACTGGAATCCGATTCCATTCATCGCTCCGAGTGAGGATGTGGAAGAGCTGGCCACACCGATTCATTTCTCCAGCGGACAGTTGCCTGATGTGATTCTGGAAAAGAGATTGGTGTCGTACGCATTTAACGATCAGTATCCGGAACCGAAGCAGAAGTTCTTTGAGAAGTTGTGGCACGTTACAAGGGAAGATGGTTTGGAATTTTTCAATGTTGGGGAACTGGGATGGAGAGAGGCGGCATGGATCATTTCCAAGTCGATTGCCTATGTCGGGTGTAGGTCAGCGGACTGGGTTCTGGCGATGGGATTGGGTCAGGAAACTTTCACGTTTGAACCTCATCCGTCACGGCACAAGGACTGTCACTTGGGTAGGGTATTCGGTAGTCCCTACGGGCGGGAGTTCGCGCTTCCGTTCGCACTGCCTCCGGAAGTGGCGGCAGAAGCTTGCGCATCGATGCTTCGGAAGAGAGCGGCGGAAGTAAAACAATACGCCGATGTGCCATGAAACTCATCGGCGCACAGGTGATAGGCTATGTCGATCTCTACAGCGAGATTCTGGATGCCTGGTTGTGGTGGATGAAAGCACGGATGGATAACAATCCGGAACCTCCGCCTTGTGAAGCGTGGGCTCCCTGTGGGCCGGGATTCTCGGTGCAGTGATGAACAGACGAAAATTCATAAAGACAGCAGCGTTGACAGCAGCGGCAACACAACTGCCACTGCCAATCCTGAAGGAAGAAGTTTTGTTTCAGATTGAACCGTCTTTAGATTCGATCGAGTTGGATTATCAAGAGTATATGATCAGGGTTATTAGCTCAGCATTCT